CTAGTAAAAGAGTAAGTAGTGGCATCTATTGTAATTGAATATTTTGTAGAATTAATTCCTTGTAAAACTGAATACACAGCTTGTTCGACTTTTGCTGAAGAAGTCGTAGCCGCCATTGCAGCAGTTTTTGTTTTATTTAAAACGTATGTGTAATCCGCTACAGTCACACAAACAAAATCTCCTTTTGGGTCTGAAGAAGATAAGTAATTAGTTGCGTTTGTTTGATTGACTACAGTTTTTGAAGTTCCATCAATATCGTAAACACTTAATGCTCCATTTGTAACTACGACAATATACCTTTCATCTACATCACGATTAATTGTATGAATGTAGGCATTCGCTAATGACGAACCTGTCAATTTAGCTACATAAGAAGTGTTTGGTCTTTTTTTTAATCCTTCAACAACACTTGAAAAACCATTCTCTTGTGAAGTTGCCTGACTGTTTAGTCGCAAAATTTCTGGTTGTTGAGAAATTCCTTGAACCAAATTCGGAATAGTTCTGGCTATTAAAGGCATCTCTTTTATCTATGAACGATATACGATTGTAAATAACTATCGAATATTGAATTATCTGCTGTGTTAGCTTCGTCTTGTTTCATTACAGACAATGCTCTAGCTTCATCTTCTGATGAGAATTTATGAAGTGTGTTTGCTCCTAGAGTTCTATCGTGAAAAGTTCTAGCAGCACGAATTGTAATATATCTTCTAGCAGGTTCAGGTAATTTTGAAAAATCTAATAAATAAACAATAGTATTGTCTTCAAAGTCTTGGTCAAAAGTTTCTTCATTTTTTGCCAAGTTATATAAAAAACTATCTCGTTGAACTATATCGTAAGATGTTCTGCTATATCTATCATTAAGTTCAACTCTTAAAACGTCTGTACCGACTGGAATTTTATTATCTCCATCTCTGGATAAATCAAATTTATAGTGGGTATTAAAATGCCACCCTGCGGATTGTACTTCTCTAGAAATTTCGTCCAAGACGTTTAATGCTGTTGTTGCATCTACAGGTAAAGTTCCTGTTAAACTGTTGACTGGTGCTTCACCAATCGTGCTTAAAATCGTATTTACACTTTCGAGTTCTGTAGTTCTTGTAACTGTTGTCATAATTTTTAAGCACAGGCGGATTGTCTGTGTTAGTCTCCGCCTGTACTGTTAAATAATATAATTAAATATTATTATGCTTGTTTGATTGAAACTGCTGCTTCTGGTCTCAAAATTCCATGACCAAGAGCAAGTCTTGCTGTAAGCAAGTTTCCTAAACGTCTTGGGTCATAAGTATTTTCTAAAACCATATCTTTCAGTTTAACTGTTCCAACTGCACTTTTATGAAATACAGTAGCCGCTATGTGCTGTGCATCTACATTGTAAGTGTTATTTGTTCCAGATATTGCACTAGAGTTATCGTCATAAGCAAGTTTAGCAGTATTTGATTTTACTACTGGTATTCCTGCTATGCTAACAACTGTGCCTGTACCGAAATCACCATTATTTTTAGAGAAATCTCTAGAAATTAATTTGTCTACATTACATAATTGGTAGTAGACATCTGGTGTAACGACACAATATCTGTCGGTTGTTGGTACATCATTTTCATCTAGTTGTTGATTTGCGTCAAAAACTGAAGCGATTAATGATGTTGCGTTTGTTTTTGCGTCAGCGTCAGTAATTTCAGTTCCACCATTACCGCCAGTTACATTTGCACTTGCTTGTGAAGCTAGTACCATTAACTGACATAAGTGTTGGTCTACTTTATTTGATAAAGCACGACCCATTTCTTTACTGTATATGCTTCTTGCGTCCCAGTGATTTTTCAACTGGTCTATTTCCGCAATAAACGCATGTGATATTAACATATCGTCTATGTTAATTATCTTTTCGTTGTGTAATACCGCAGTACCAAGAATTTCGTTTCCTGGTGTGTGGTATGAACTCGCAATCGTCCCTGTGACAGGAAATTGCGCTGATTTGCCCGAACTTATAGTACGAACAGTCGTCATATCTAACATTTGGTTTTCTCTACCAAATGAAGCTAATACTTCTCCTGAAAATCATGTTATCCAATATTTTCATATTGGCATGGACTATACCTTCAACTCATTAAGAGTTGTTCTCCGTCTAGTCTCTACGCCTTCCAAATAAATTGGCTTGGTTCGGTATTACCATTTTAAAGGTTTCACCGAGTTTGAAGAATTACAGTTTTACTTCGCAGTAAAACTAGGCAATTTCACTTACCTTTAAGAACAGAGCATCATAATCCGTCCCTGTGTTGTTGACCAACCCAAGTCTGGAACTTGTTGCATTTGACATTTTATTGTCTCCTTTTTGCTTTGTTATTAATACCTATTATCATTTGGGGAAGTTATCAGTCGTAACTGGCAACCTTAATTTTTAAATAGTCATCTCTCTCTTACAAGAGATGAGATGTTATTTACTTCTTTTTCTACTTCTTCTTATTTGTTTTTTGGTTCTGCCTTTTCTTTTATTCTTGTTCATTGTGGACGTTATAGGTTTTTTACCTATTGAAGTTCCTTTATAAGTTTTTTTATAATTAACTTTTAAACCATACTTTGGTTTAGCCATTACTTTTTCTTTTTTAGCTTATTGGTTAAATTCATTCCAAAACTTCCTGAAATTAAAGCCAACATGGCGTACCAAAAGAGTGGGTCTGCTTTTTCTAAAATAGACCAACCTCTTTCCATATAATCTTGTAAATATGGTACGAAATTTGCAACGAAAACTAATCCAAATATCACAACTAAATATTCGTCCTTCCAAGACGTTGTACTAGCTTTAATTTGTTCTAAATTTACAGTCTTTGCCGCTTCAATCTCTCTAGCTTTTATTATCTTATCTGTTGCAATTTTATTTTGTATACCGCCAATAACTTTTTGACCTATAAGTCTTGTTAAAGGATTTTTTAAAATAGGAAGTATAAAATTAAGCATAATTGCTTCTTCGATTAGAAGATTTAGAACGAACTCTTAAATTACTACGACTATTATTTCTTGGATTTCCATCTTTATGGTCTACGTCTTTACCTTTAAGTTTTTTAATTCCTAATTTCTTTTGAAGTAAACGTCTAGCACGTCTTCGGTAAGACCTATCATCTCTGTCTTTCTGACTACGAACTTTATATTCTCTTTTGAAATCTCTCGACATTAAATAACTGTAGACCTGGCTATCTTGTCAGTAACCTTTTTACGATATGAACTATCTTTTTCATATCTTGGGTCATTCATAGCGTCAGTAACTTGACTAACACTTTCATAAGCGTCATTAGGTGTTACATCTGAAGTTCCTTCAAATAAATTAGATTGATTAGGATTGCTAGACATTCCTGCTCTAGTCATTAAACCTTGTACGGCAAATTTAGCTTCTTCTAAACTTCCGCTATCAACTAAAGTATTGAAAGTATCTTGTTCACTTTCAGATAAATTTTTTGATGCCCAGTCAATTAACTCACCATATTTTTCTTTTCCACCAACTGTGTCGTGAATAGAATTTGTATGATTAGTTGCTAATGCTTTTTGACCTTCGATATAACCATCAACTAATTGTTTATCTAAACCTTGTTTAGCTAATTGTTTGTAACTATCTTCAGTTAAAACACCTGTTTCAGCATATTCATTATAAAATTTATCTAAAGACGAAACTCTTTTACCTTCTACTTCTTTTGAAGGTTCAGGAATTTTAACATCTTCCTTAACTTCTTCTTTAGGTCTTGCAGAAAATTGTTTTTCCAATTCTCCGTATGCTTTTGCCATTTCTGCTGCACTAGTAAATTTTTCTGGCAACCAGTCTGGTCTTGTTTCTTGGGGTACTTCTTTCTTAACTTCAGTAAGCGTTGCTGTCTCACCATCTTTATTAATAGCAGCGTCTTTAGATACATCTACACCTTCTTTTTGAAGTTTTTCAGCAGACTGTTCTAATGTTTCACTAGTATCGTCTGGTTTTATTTCAACTCTATCGGTCATATTTTTACTCCTCTGTGTTTGCGTTTGCGATTGAGACACCGCCTTCATTATTTACAGCTAAAGATTTACCAGAGTTAGTAATGTGTTTTCCTGCTTCTATTGCTACTCTAGGGTCGGCAAGTGCTTGTTGTGTAAACTGTTGTTGCTGTGCCTGTTGTTGTTCTTGTTGGATTTGTTCAGCAGATTTTAATAATCCATCTGTATCTATTCCATTCGCAATTGCGAACTTTTTAATACAATCTTCTAGATTAATATGTCTTGCTAAAACTTCTGCACCTAAAGTTCCTGCAAGGTCAGATATAAACTGTAAAAGTTTTAATCTATCACTTGCTCTACCAAGTGCTTCCATACCAACAATAATTTTTGGTCGCACAATATCTTTAGGTAAATTTGGTAGTAGTTTCTGTTCCCTTAACATTGCAAGTTTTGCAGTGATATAAGGCAACTGAAATTCTGTTGTAAGTAATCCGTAAATTCCGCCCAACGCATCTTGTAATTCTGAAGCCACCAAACTTACTTCCGTTGCGGTAACTCTTTCTGCTTGACGTTGAACACTTGCATTTAAAAGAAATGCAAAATTTAATCTTGTTTCAATTCTATTCATCATTTCAAAGCTGACACGAAAATCGGCAAACTTATTTGCCTGTAATACAGAAACATCACCACTTGAACCTTCTATGATTGCTCCGTTACTTGCCTTTGCTAATGCTGATGCTCTAGTAGTTCCATTTGGTGAAACCATAAAAAGCATTTTTGATGATGCTGATGAACCTTCTAATATTGCTCTTGATAAACCTTCCAAGCTACGCAAGTCTCCGTAGAAATGCTCGACATGTGAACGCCCATAATCCATTCCGTCAATTCGATTAAATCTTAAAGCAATAAATGGAAAATTATCTAATTTATATTCTTTAGTTAAAATAATTTTCTTATGACATTCTTGTACTAATTTATAACGATTAGGTTCTCTAGTAATACAAGTATATAATTCTAAATCTTTATCTTTATATTCGTCTTGATTATCTTTACCTTCTAAAACTGCTTTTCTAATTTTAGGTGGTAAAGTATTTAAATTAATACCTTCTTTAATTATAATTTTTAAAACATGACCTTGTGGGTCTCTTTTAATTACATAATTTTCTAATCTATAAACTCTTAAACCTTTTTCTGATAATTTTAATAAACAATTCCCAGAAACTATTAATTGTTTTAGTGCTTCATAAACTGCAACTCTGTCATTAGATACTTCCATATTATCCATGACAGCTTTTTCAATTTTAGCTAAACCTGCTTCAATAGTTTGTTTTTGTTCAGGACTACCTTGAATTTGTTTGTAAACTAAATCATCAACACTTAATCTGAAAAATGGAGAATGGGGTGGGAATAAAGCTAACATCAATTTTGATGCTAAATTCATTACACCTCTTGCTCCTATACTTTGAAATGGAGTTTTATATTCAGTAGCTTCGTTTACTCCCTTATCAGGAAATAAAGTTGGGATTGTTAATTTTGCACAATCTCTTGCTCTTTCTAAATAAGTTTCTCTGTTAATTTCTAATTTACTGTATTGTGCCTGAATAGAACTTTTATCTTCTACTGCCTTATCCGACAGGACATATCTTTCCGATTTCATTAATTATTACGCTGATGGTAAATTTAAACCTGACGCTGTTAGTCCGCTTGACGCTAAAGGTATTCTTAATGAACCTCTACCTGTACGTCTTCTTGTATAAGCTGAAGCGACATTAACATCTCTACCACTCGCATCTGCAACCATTGGAGCATTTTGCTTCGTTGTTGCACCACTCACTGTATTTCTTGGTGGAATGGGAATTGGTTCTGGCATAGGCGGTGGACTGGGTGCTTTAATTGATACACACATATTTAATTCTCCTCTTGTATTTGTTTTTCTTTTATTAAGTGATTTACGACTGACCTTTGTCCCCCTTTGAAGAAGACTT